CTGCTGAGCGAAGGCTCGGATGATCTGTTGAGCGAGGGCAGCGATAATTTGCTGACACAATGAATTAAGGGAGAGGTGCAATGCCTCTCCTTTTTTATTTATCTTTGTGAAAAATAAGACAGCCAATGTGCTACGAATCTCTTCTCGGTCTTCAAGGTTGCGACAGACCAGAGCCAACTACTGGGCTTTATATCGATGATCTCGGCATCAATCAGACATTACTTGGGCAGCTAATCACTGACCAATATAACAGCGGAGTTGAATTGTTTGAAGCAAAGCGAGCATTCGCTTGGCGCAAGATGTCAACCGATGTCCTGAGCAGACTAACACCGATGATGAAGGCGGATACTGTTGTCGAGTCAAAGCGCATCGGTCAAGTGGTAACCAACTCAAGCAATGTAGATGTTGCGGTTGGTGCAGGGAAGTTCACCGGCATCAGAGTTAAGATTGATCCCAACACCGAAAGCTTTCTGAACTTTTACTTGTCAAACTTTCAGATTGACATCTATACAATGGCAACTCCTGTCGAGATATTTGTCTACGATATGAGCACCTTAAAGCTAATTGATTCATTCTTCTACCAATCGGAAGCGGTTGAGCAGTTCATCGGTAAGACCTTCAAGGCTAATCGCAGAAAGTTAGATCTAGCATTTGTCTATGAGTCGCTTTATGACACAACAAAGATGATTCCTAAGAAGGGCAGCTGTACTGATTGCGGAGGTAATCTAAGAGCGGTGCATATGTGCCCATTCGTTGATGCCATCGGTATTGAGTTAACCACTGATGGCTTCAATGTGCTATCATCGAAAGCAAAGAAGTACACGCAAGGGATGTCGATGGTTTATAATGTAAACTGCGACAGAGAAGCTTGGCTTTGCAGCATAGGTGGATTGATGGCAATGCCGCTTGCTTATGCAACGGCTGTCGAGATTTATAACTATGGTTTAACAATCAGCCCCAATCAAAGAGTTAATACAACTGTTAGCGTGAACACAGGCTTCGCAACATCAGACCCTAACGATGGTATGATTGCAGGGCGAGATATTGCAGCGACAAGATACAGCGAAGAGCTCACAGCGATGTTGCAGAACATGCGACTACCAAGCGACAATACATGCTTTGATTGCAGAAGAAATATGAAGTACGTCACAGCACTTCCATAATGGCTACACCGAAGGAGATAAGTGATAGAATAAATGCTCTGTTCTCTGATTGGAATAGTGGCTTCACTCCACTATCTTTTGCAGTGCAGGACATGAGACGTGAAATGTACATCCGAATCTTCGGGATTGATACTGGCAGAGGGCAAAACCAAGCAGGTAACTTCCTTCCAACTAAACCATACACGAAAGCTTACGCAAAAATAAAGGCAGCAAATGGCAAACCACCTTTGGAGCTTACAGGATTTCTTAAGCGATCATTTGCAACCGATCAAACCACAGTTGTGACCGAAGGATTTGATACTGCAATCTACACAGTTGCAGATGAAGCAGGCAAGGTGGCAGGGCTTGAGAAATTATACGGCACAATATTCAAACCAACAGCAGAAGAGCAATCGAGAATGTTGCAGCTACATGCTGACTTACTTGTCGAGCAAATATCAAATCAGATAAGCAAACCATGAATCTACTTAAGACCATCATCGAGCGGCTTAACCAACGGGTTGAGGTTGCAAATATCTTCGACAAGCAGTTCGGACTTTGCGAGCTTAATGCAAACGGCAACGAAAAAGCTTGGGTGCATTATATCGGCAATGGGCAGGCGGAGGTGGTTACCAACTTCGATGCAAAGCAGGGCACATTGTTCTGGGCTAAGCGTGGCAAAGTAACTGTTGCCAAGACTGATGCCTACAAGATGAGCGGCTGCAAGCAGTTGTATGTTACAAGCTTTCCGCTGACTGCTTATGCTGTGGTTCGCAAGAGCCATCTGCCATGCGATGGAGATGATGCTCAGGACTGGCTTGCTTCAAGAATCTACAAGCTGACGAGTGGTACTGATTCGCAATTTAAGCAGAGCATTGGTGTTATTAACTACGAGGTGATTCCAAGTGGATACATCAACGAGATTAAGAGCCTAACAGCAAACTATGAATTTGCTTGTGTGACTGTCGACTTTGATGTGCAAGTTATTACTACCACTGAAGATGGCTGCTATGACATCTGCGCAACAGGCGACATTCCGCTTCCAGACTTCCAACCTTGCACACCTTGCTTGACAGAGGTTGCTGTTGATGGGGTGACTATCATCGGAAACGGAACGGCAGATGATCCATTGGTGGCAATTGGTGGCGGCGGCGGTGGTGGTATAATGACTGCCATTGCATTTTCAACTGACCATCTTACCTCAACTGGCAATCAGTATGTGATAGGTAATGTAGTGTGGTATCTTGGAAATATCTACCGATGCATTGCAAACAATGATTCACTGCTTCCAACCAACACTACCTATTGGACAAGTCTTGGAGCAGGATTCCAAACTATTGAAAGGCCTGCCGATTGGGATGCAACAAGTGGTAACAATCAGATATTAAACAAACCAACTATACCAACTGCAACAAGTGAACTAACTAATGATAGTGGTTTCATTACTATTGCAGATGTTCCACCACAGGTTAATTCTGATTGGAATGCAACAAGTGGTGTAGAAGAGATACTAAACAAACCAACTATACCTGCTGCTCAAGTTAATTCTGATTGGAATGCTACTAGTGGACTTGCTGAGATATTAAATAAACCAACAATACCAAATGGTAGTGTCACATCAGTAGACTTATCAATGCCCGATGCTTTTTCAGTTAGTGGTAATCCAATCACATCAAGTGGTACATTGGCGGTAACTGCTAATGGTTTAACTACTCAGTACATTCGTGGAGATGGTCAACTTGCAAACTTCCCGACATCAAGTGGAGGCGGATCAAGTGTTAGCTACTACCTCAACGGATCAGTACCTCAAGGTACATTTGCAGGTTCTGCTTACGAGCAAATGAGCAAGGCTGCAATTTTAGGACTTGGTACTACATTCACAAGAACTAATGCTCAAGGCAATGGATTGATTGCACAGTTTATCACAGATGCAAATGACCCAAGTGTACTATCAATACCAGCAGGAAATTGGAATTTAGAACTATTCTTTAGAGCAACATCAAATGGTAGTAGTCCATCTTACTATGTTGAATTGCTCAAGTATGATACTATTGGTCTTACGTTCACATCTATTGCAACTGATTCAGCAACACCTGAAGGCATAACAAACGGCACTACATTAGATGCTTATTTCACTGCATTAGCAGTGCCTGCTACAACCCTTGCAGTCACCGATAGATTAGCACTTAGAGTATTTGTAAACACATCAGGAAGAACAATTGAACTTCATACTGAGAATGGTCACCTATGCCAAGTCATTACCACTTTTTCCACTGGGTTAACATCGCTTAATGGACTGACTGCTCAGACTCAGCTGCTCGCAGTTGGAACGGGAGGCACTGACTTTGTGATTAACTCCACAAGTGCTACTCATACCTTTAACCTACCAACGGCAAGTGCTGCAAACAGAGGTGCATTGAGTGCTGCAAATTGGTCAACATTCAACGGCAAGCAGGATGCACTGGTAAGCGGCACAAACATCAAGACTATTAACTCAACATCATTGCTTGGTAGTGGTAACATTGTAATACCGACAATATATAAATCAACAACTGATACTGCGACAATCACGGGCATTACCAATCAGTTAGTAGCAAGTCAATTGATTCCGGCTAATACATTTGCAGTTGGTGACATCATTAAGCTATTGGCGAGGTATCGTAAGTCAACAACCCTTGTGAATATGACTACACGTATATACGTTAACTCAGCTAACAACCTTACTGGAGCATTGCTTCTTGGTACTTATGGGCTTGTTGGTTTGTATGCTCAACTTGAGCGTAATCTATTTATCAAGTCTGCGACCAATACAGAAACATTTGGAAATACATCTTCATTTTATATTGATAGCGGAACTACAAATGCTGCATCAAGTACAAGTGTTGACTGGACAATTAACCAATACATTATCTTCGCAGGGCAGCAAGGTGTTGCTGGTGAAACAACATTAGTCTCTGGATTCTTAATCGAAAAACTATGATAGACATAACTCTTGAAGGTGGATATGTTACCTTCTACACATCGGTACTTGGAGCAATCGCATCCAATGTTGAACTATGCGAAGTGGTTGATGAGAATTGTTTGCACTTAGGCACAAACGTGGGTGTATTCCTTATCAACATCGAGCAGTTCACAATCAATGCAATTAAATTCTCGACCTCAGCTGAGGCGGTTAAATACATACTAAACAACTAATATCATGGCAGGCGTAAAAATAACCGACTTAACCCCACTTGCTACGGCAGCAAGTGATGACTTATTATACATCGTTGATGTAAGCGATACAACGGAATCTCCACAAGGCACATCCAAGCAGATTGAGGTGGGGAAAATGTTTAGCAGTGGCAGCTATTCTCCGACTATTAGCGGAGAAGTAAATGGCATTGCTGTAACTGTTAATTCAGCGACATACATTAAGGTTGGCAACATTGCAACCGTTTCTGCTCAGTTAGAAATTCAATTGGACACTGGAGAAGTTGATGGAGAATTTGAAATTGAACTACCAGTTGCATCTGACTTCACAAGTGGAAAACAATGTTTCGGATTAATGCAATTTTCATTTGGACCTGGTACATTAGCTGAGATTGAACTCCTAACAATTGAAGGAGAAATAACGAACAACACTTGCTATGTTAGTCTTAGAACATTAACACCAACACTTAATATGAGCTACTGCACCATCCAATTCCAATATGAAATCGTCTAACAACGGCATCCGACTGATACAGGAGTTTGAAGGCTTGCGCTTGACTAGCTACCTGTGCTCAGCAGGAGTGCCGACAATCGGCTACGGCGCAACATACTACCAAGACGGAAGCAAGGTGAAGCTCGGGCAGACAATCACCAATGCACAGGCAGCGCAGCTTCTTAAGGATCATCTTAAGGAGTTTGAGGGCAGTGTCATTGGACTGCTTAACAACACCAAGGTGAATCAAAATCAGTTCGATGCGCTTGTAAGTTTCTGCTTCAACCTAGGCGCAGGCAACCTTGCTAAGTCGCAGCTGTTGAGGTTTATCAAAGCCAACCCAAACGACCCGAAGATTGCAGCCGAGTTCCTTAAGTGGAACAGAGCAGGAGGCGAGGTTTCAACCGGGCTTGTAAGAAGGCGCAAGAAAGAGGCGCAACTATATTTCACTCCAATCGTTTAATCAGTTATGGCCGCAAGAAGAGTCAGTAAAACAAGGCAAGTGCTTGATATAATTGTTAAGTACTGGAGGCCAACAATTGGCTCCTTGGTGATACTCTCAAGCGTGTTTGCGCTTATCTTTAAACAGATAGGAACAGAGACACTTGCGGCAATTGTTGCAGCTATGGTGGCCGCAGGATACATACCTAAAGCAAATGACAATGGATGAAGGCAGAGACTCAACGTATACTACAATCGATGAAGGTTGCGTGGTGGGTATTGGCTGCAAAGTCCATACGCATCATCACACAATTCACATCGAGCCGCAGATAGTCTACCAATCGATGGAGAAATTCACTATCTTTGGCAAGCACTATTGCACTAATCAATGGGGTCAGACTTACGAGCTGCCTGCCGAAGAGCCA